GGACTGGTCCGGCGACCCCGCCAGCGGGTCGGTCACGGTCACGGCGACCGTGACCGCCTGCTCCGACGGGTACGGCCACAATTGGACTAATCGGTGGCGCTGGTGGGGCTACTCGGGCGAAGGCTCCGAGGCCTTCAGCTTCTCGTCCGGCTACGGCCAGACGGTCTACAAGCAGCTGTCACAGTGGAGCTTCAACGTCCCCCTGAAGTACGGGCAGGAAACCACGGTGGGCATTGGCGCGAGCCTCGGGCCGATCTGGAACGGCGGCAACCCTGCGGTAGAAAACTACCTGACGCTGCCTGCACGTCCGGTCAACGTTCCGAACGCCCCTACGGTCGCCCGCGCCACGCGCGTGAACGACTCCCAGATCACTGTCGACTGGATTGCGCCGCCCCAGGGCGAGTCCAACCCTATCGACAACTACGTGGTCGAGCGGCGGGTGGATGAGTCCGCGGACTGGGAAGTTGTCGCTCCGGTCAAAAATGCGGTCTCCCTGGCAACCTTCAATGTGACCGCCGGTCATAAGTACACGTACCGCGTGAAGTCGGAGAATAGCGCGGGCGGTTCGGCCTACGTGGAGGCGGAGCCGGTCTACACCACGCCGCCCGCGCCGATCAACGTCCGGGCGGAGAAGAACGCGGACGGCAACATTCTGATCACGTGGGAGAACAAGGCTCCCTACACTCCGACCAGGTGGGATGTTTACGACGGTAACACGCTGATTGCGAAGGCCTCGATCAAGACCCATGAGGCTTTCCTGCTGCACCGCAACCCGCGCCTCGACGTGACCCACCAGTACCGCGTCGTGTGCGTCGGCGGCACCGTGGAGTCCCCGAAGTCGGCTCCGTCCAACGTGGTGCAGCTCCTGGCGCGCCCGAACGCGCCCGAGCCGACCTCGGACGGCGTGTACTTCCCGTCCGACGACCCAGTGATTCTGACCTGGCGGCATAATCCGACCGACTCCAGCCCGCAGACACGCTACAGCCTCCAGTATCAGAAGAAGGCGACGGGCGCGCCGGGGCCGACGTTCGACCGCCGCGCCACCGAACAGCAGGCGACGGTGGGCGTGCTCCAGGTCGGCACATACGAGTATTGGGTGAAGACCTGGGGCTTGCACGCGGATGCGTCCCCGGTCTCGCGCCGGGCGACGTTCTACGTGGAGCCGCGCCCTGTCGTGTCGATTCAGTCGCCCTCCCAGACGGTCAAGACCTCGTTCGTGGAGGTGGCGTGGTCGTATTCTTCGCAGGGTGGCCCGGCGCAGTCGAGCGCCCGCGTCGAGCTGTACCTGGGCGACAACAACCTGGTGGAGACGCAGGAGGTGCGCGGGCCGCTGACTCGCGTCCGCCTGAACACGTACCTGGAGAACGGTCGCACGTACCGCGTGGTTGTGGTTGCGACGAACGCGCACGGCATGCAGTCACGCATCGTCAACCAGACGTTTGCCGTGGCCTACGAGAAGCCTCCGGCCCCTCGCGTGTATCCGGAGTGGGACGACTTGGCGGGGTGTGTGCGTGTTCGGGTGGTGAACCCGGCTCCGGAGGTGGGTAAGCCCGCCGCTGTGCGTAACCGAGTGGAGCGCAGCGACGACGGAGGCAGGTCCTGGACGACGATCACCGAGGACCTGCCCGTGTCCGGCCAGCTCCTCGACTACCAGTCGGTCAGTCACGGCGCGGCGGCCTACCGCGTGACCGCTACGTCGGACCTTCCCTCGTCGGCGGTCACGACGGAGGAGATGGTCCTGGAGTCGTGGGCCATGTGGATCGGTGGGGGCCAGAATTTCGGCTTCACCGTCCCGCTTCGGTGGGACCCGCTGCACTCGTGCAAGACTGGCCTTGCCAACCGCAAGCTGTACCGTTTCGCAGGCCGCGAGCGCGCCGTGGAGATGGCCGGACGACACCGGACCAAGACCCTGAGCCTGTCCGCGACCCTGTTCGATGAGGACTTCTGGATGATTCAGCGGCTGGAGGAGCTGTCATACATGCCGGGGCCGTTCCTCTACCGCGACCCGATGGGCCGCCGCGTTTACTGTTCGGTCAAAGACTTCAACGCTGACCGGGCGCTGTCCGGCAAGTGGAGTGTTAAGCTGGAGGTCGAGGAGGTGGACCATGAGTAACCGGCTTGACCACGTGGAAAACGCGCTCGCGGAGCTGATCAGGGAGAAGTACCCGGAGGGCGCGCTGGTCGGCGCGTGGACCGTCTCCTGCGAGGTCCTCACCACGGAGGCGGACGAGGACTCTCGCGCGCTCTGGTTCCTGGAGGGCCGGGGGTCGCTGATCACCCGTCGCGGCCTGATCGAGCTGTCTCGTGACGTGCTCGCGCGGACGGTGAAGGAGACCGACGAGTGAGCGCCCTCGACACCCATAGGCAGGCGGATTACACGGTCACTCTCCTGGACTCCAAGGACCGTGTAATCCGCCGTCTCGACGGCGTGACTGGCGGGAACATCACCCTGAGCAACTCCACGCGCCTGCGTGCGTCTGGTAGCCTGCACCTGACCGAGGCGTGCGGGCCTATCGACTGGATGACGCAGCGCGTCCGCGTCGACTACGCCACGTCCGGCTCCTCGTGGGGCCTTGGCGTGTTCCTCCTGTCCGCGCCCACCCGCTCCTATGGCGAGGCGGGGTCCACGTGGGACGTTGATCTATCGTCCCCGCTGGCCCTCCCGGACGCTGACTGCGTGGACCGCACCTACGTGGTGAAGGCCGGGTCCAACCTCGTCGACGTGGCGGCGGGCCTACTGCGCGACACCGGCCTAGAGCGCCTATCCATCACGCCATCGACGGCCACCGCGTCGTCCGACATCGTGTACGATCCCGGCAAGTCCAAGCTCACTATCGCTAACGAGCTGCTTTCGGCGGCTGGTTATTGGTCGGCGCACCCGGACGGTGAGGGGCAGGTCCACCTGGACCCCTACGTGCGTCCGGCGGCGCGCGGGGTCGCCTATGACTTCCGGGAGGGCGCGAGGGCTATCCACCTTCCTGAGTGGGAGCGTGAGCTGGACGCGGCCAGTGTCCCTAACAAGGTGGTTCTGGTGAGCGAGGGTAGTCAGGATAAGGCGGCGCTGGTGGGCGTTGCGACCAACGAAGACCCCGCCAGCGCCTATTCCTTCCAGGCGCGCGGACGGTGGATCGTGGAGACCCAGACCGGCGTGGAGGCCGCTAACCAGGAGTCTATCGACTCGCAGGCGCGCCGCCGCCTGATCGACGTGTCCACCCCGTCCGCGTCGATCACGATCCAGCACATGCCGGTGCCCCTCCAGCCTAACCAGGTGGCCGGGTTTTCGAGCCAGGGGCACACGGCGCAGGGCGTGGTCAAGGAGATCGAATACACGCTAGACCCGACCGCGCTCGTTAAGACCAAGCTCCTGGAGGTGACCGACCTATGACGACGCTCGACTACCTCATGAACGTTGTCGCGGGCCTTCGCTCGCGTCTCGACCTCGCGCCCGTATTCCGGTGGGCCGTCGTGGTCGGCACCGACCCGCTGCGCGTGCAGCTCGACGGCGACGCGACCCCGCTCGCAGCCGACCCGATCAACTTCGCGGGCGACCTGAAGGCAGGCCGTCGCGTGTGGACGGTGAGCGTGAACCGCCGCCTGTACCTGCTGGGTACCGTGCGCGAGACGCAGACGGGCGACGGTGGATCGTCCGCCCCGGTGGGGACGGTCGTCGCCTACGCTGGCGTGAAGGCTCCCGCCGGGTGGCTCCTGTGCGACGGCGGCTCCTACAAGAAGGTGCAGTATCCGGCGCTCGCGGCGGTCCTGGGTGCGACGGGGACCGGCGCTGACTTCACCGTCCCGGACCTTCGTGGCCGTTTCCTCATGGGTACTTCTGCCGCCCATCCGCGAGCGCAGACGGGCGGCGAGGAGACCCACACCCTGACCACCGCTGAGATGCCCTACCACTCCCATAAGGTGATCGGTCAGGGTTATTCCGGTGCGTGGTTCAACGGCGTTGGCATCTGGCAGTCGGACGCAGGCTCGGGCGGTAAGTGGACTATCGCGGCGGGGTCCGGGTCTGGTCAGCTCGGCTACCTGGACGCGGCTGCTACGGGCGGCAACAAGCCACACAACAACCTCCCTCCGTTCTACGCGGTGGGATACATTATCAAGGCCTAGAAGGGGGCAAAAATGGCAGCAACAAGCCGCGCGCTGATCGCGGTGACGAAGGATGCCGCACTCAAGGAGCGCGCAGTGGCTCTGGCGGCGACGCTTGGCATGACGGAGAACGAGGTGGAGGCCGCATGGCGCAACATCATCGTCTCCAATGCCGACAACACCGGCAAACAGGCTATCGCTGACGTGTACGAAGACGCGTTCGAGAAGCGATACCTGGCGCTGGCTAAGGTCCCGCCCGAGGTGGGCGAGGATCTGTCCGCCGTGACGGACGAGAACCTGCTGTTTGCCCTCCGGCAAGCACTGAAGGATAAGAAGGAGAACTGACAACATGCCAGATATTGACGCTTTCGCGTATGACATGGAATGGTGGTGTTCCTACGGGGACCTGGGTTACGACCAGTGGAACCGCTGGGACCTCCGCGTGGGCGGAGAGACCGACTGTTCGGCGCTCGTGATCGGCGTGCTGAAGGCACGCGGTTTCGACACCGGCAACGCCACCTACACGGGCAACATGGCCCGCGAGCTGACGGCCAGGGGCTGGGACATGCTCGATCCGGACACCGACCTGGAGCGCGGCGACATTCTGCTGAACCACGCCAACCACGTGGCCGTGTACCTGGGTGGCGGTCTGCTCGCTCAGGCGAGCATTGACGAGCGTGGCGAGATCGCGGGCGGTCAGGCGGGCGACCAGGCCAACGAGACCAACGTCAAGCCGTATTACGATTACCCGTGGGACTGCATCCTGCGTTACACGGGGTCCGACACGGGCGGCGTATCCACCTACGGCCACGGCTCCGGCTACAACACCAACGGGTACGGCGAGGACTACGTGCGCGAAGTCCAGCAGCAGCTCCTGGCTCGCGGCTACGACCTCGGGGAGGACGGCGCGGACGGCATCCTGGGCGAGCAGACGTACAACGCGATTAAGGCCTTCCAGGAGGCTAACGGTGGCCTGGAGATCGACGGTATTCCGGGTCCCCAGACGCTGGCGGCGCTGCGCGGCGCGAGCATCGTCCCCGCCGCCGCTCACCAGCCCGCCGTTGACGGCTACTGGGGCGACGCGACGACCCGCCTCCTCCAGGGTGTCCTGGGCACCACCGTGGACGGCATCGTTTCGTCCCAGGCGGCGGTCAACCGCGACAGCCTGCCCGGCTGCACGACCGGCTGGGAGTTTGTGCCCACCGAGGTCGCGGAAGGCTCCCTCCTCATCGAGGCCATGCAGACGGCCCTCGGTGTCGAGGCTGACGGCCTCATGGGGCCGGACACGGCGAACGCACTCGCCGCACGGTACGGACTGGAAGGCGACGGGGCGCTGGACGCTCCGTCTCCGACGGTCGAAGCAATGCAGCGCGAGCTGCTGAACGGAGGATGGTAAACCATGAGCGCACCGAAGCACGCTCTCACGACTGATCGCACCCGGTGGGCGGCTCTCACGCCGGATCGCCGCAAGGCGATTTATGGCATCGTCGCAGCGCTCCTGGCGCTGGGCATGGCCTACGGGTATGTCACGCCCGAACAGTCGACGCACTGGCTCGACGTGGCGGACAAGGCGCTGGGCCTGATCGCTCTCGTGATCGCCGCGTCTCACACGGGCGGGGTCTACGAGGCCCCGATCTACGGTGAGCGCGACGGGGAGGACTCGCCCCAGTGAATCCCGGCGAGGTCGTAGCGGTCATCAGTGCCTCCGGAGTCGCCTTCGGAGGCCTGGTGACCGCCGTGTCCGTCCTCGCTGGCATGAAGTGGGGACGAGAGAAGGCCAAGGCGGAGGCGCTCCTCGTCCGGGAGCAGGTCGGCAAGGCCCGCGCGGAGCGCGAGCAGGCCGAAACGTCCTCCGCCCTCGAAGCTATCGCGGGGAAGATCGACCAGCGTCTGGACGCGCTGGAGGCCTCGCTGTCCGAAGTCCATCATGAGGTGACTCCGAATCATGGGGGCAGCATTAAGGACGCGGTGCGCCGCATCGAGCAGAACCAGGAAGGTTTCCGTTCGACGTTGGACGCACACGGCCAGGTGCTCGCCTCCCACGGTCAGGTGCTCACCAATATCACCGAGCGCCAGGACCGCGATATGCGTGACCTGGGCGCTCGGATTGACAACATTCAGGAGACGGCGTGGGCGGAGCATGAAGCGCTCCGGGATACGCTCTCGACCATAGGAGCGTCGTCATGACAGCTTTCATCGAGGGGTCCGTGCAGACCCCCACCGGGCGTATCGTCCCCATGACGGTCCACGCGAAGCCCATCCCGGAGCCGGGGAGACTTCCGGACGGGAACGTGCTCGTTGCGGGCAACCTGGCGGCGGGTGTTCGCACGCCGATCTCCGCCAGCCTGCACCCTGGGCGGTACCGGCTCCGCGTGTTCACCCCGGCTGGCCTGCTCGCGGAGCGTGAGATGGACCTGGCGGACGATCAGCGCGTGACTATCGCGGAGCTACTGGAGCCGACCACGGTCCCAGCGTCGCCTGCTGTTGAGCCTGAGCCGCG